ATAATGCGTTATGGCCCGAGAAACATTCTTTTGAGGAACTTGAAGCAATACGCCAAGCGGATAGATATACTTTTAGTGGTCAGTATTTACAAATTCCGTCGCCTCCAGAGGGTGGAGAGTGGAGAAAAGATTGGTTTAATATTATACACAGAGCCGAGTTACCGAGCGATATATCTTTTGAAATGTATATCGATGGCGCTTATACCAAAGACACGAGAAACGATCCGACGGGAATACAAATAAGCGGTAAAAGTGGCGACAATCTTTACATATTTAAAAGCATTGATAAGTATTTAGAGATGCCTGAACTAAAAAACTTTGTTACCTCTTTTGTGCAATCGTGTGGCGTTCCAATATCTCAAATATTAGTCGAGCCTAAAGCATCCGGGAAATCACTTGTGCAGCTATTAAGGCGTGAAACTAGATACAATGTATCGGAAATAAAAACTAACTTTGTTAGATACTCTAAAATCGAACGAGCGAGAGCATCCTCGCCATTTATTGAAGGCGGTAGAGTTTTTATAGTTAAAGATAATTGGAATGATGCGTTTTTACAACAAGTTAGCACGTTTCCAAATGCTAAACACGATGAACACATTGACGTAACTTCCTACGCTATCGAAAGGAATTTAATTAACAACTTTTTTGTAGTTTAAAAACAATTTTAAATTTTGTATTTTTACGAAAATTTTATATTACTTTAAAATATGGCATCTTTCTTTGACCGATTCAATTTTTCAAAAAAAAATCAAAACACAAACGAGCAATATAACAGAGCCATTTATAATTGGCTAGGTAATTCTGTTCTTTGGAACAATGAGAATGATGATTCTTATATTACGGAAGGTTATCAAAAAAATGCAACAATATATTCTTTGATAAATTTAATCACAAAGGCGGCAACAACAATTCCGTTTCAAGTTTATGAAAAGACAAACGAAAACGATTATAAAAGATATAAGGCTTTAACATCAGGAATAATGGATTCAGCGTCTATACAAAAGGCGTCGTTATTGCAAAAAAACGCATTGGTTGAATTACAAGATACTGAATTACATAAAATATTAGAGCGACCAAATCCGGCACAATCTTACAACGCTTGGCTAACTGAATTAATTGCTTTTGGTAAATTAACCGGTAATAGATACATTTACGGAATTGGCCCTGATACTGGAGCAAACGTTGGTAAATTTACTGAGTTGTATGTTATGCCGTCGCAAGTGATGGAGATTATATCTAATGGTATAATGGAACCGGTATCAAAATATAAATTAGAATACAACGGAACAAAATATATTGACGCATCTGAAATATGCCACATTAAAGACTTCAATCCTTACTACGATGGTACTGGCTCACATATGTACGGACAATCGCCATTAAGAGCGGGTTTGCGTTCATTAACAACAAACAATGAAGCCGTACAAACGGGAGTAAAATATTTACAAAACCAAACTGCAAGAGGTTTATTAACTTCTGAGATGGGCGACATTAACGAGGTACAAGCGCAACAATTAAAAGATAAATTTAGACGTCAGCATCAAGGCTCAGACAATGCCGGAGATATTATCATAACTCCAAATAAAATGTCTTGGGTTAATTTTGGATTAAATGCGTCTGATGTTTCTTTAATAGCGCAGTACAACGCATCAATAAAAGATTTGTGTAATATTTACAATGTACCGGTACAATTACTAAACAATACTGAATCATCTTCTTATAACAATATGAAAGAGGCAAAAAAGGCATTGTATCAAAACGCAGTTATCCCAGAACTAATAAAAATTAAAGACGAATTAAATAGATGGTTGGCGCCTAAATATGGCGACAAACTTTGTATTGAGTTTGATTTTTCTGTAATACCGGAGATGCAAGAGGAAACTGAAAAGATTGTAAATCAGTTATCAAAAGCGTGGTGGATTACTCCAAATGAAAAGCGTTCTGCAATGAACTACGGAAAGGATGAAGAAAATACTCAATTAGACGATTACTTTATACCGGCTAATTTAATTCCAACAAATCCAAGTGATATTGATTTACCTATTGAGCCAATAGATTTAGACGTAAACAAGTTTTTAGGTCAAAAAAAAAACGAAATAATTAAGGCAGAAACCTATAATAATTATCCTCAATCTGCGACTAATAACGCTAAAAGGATGATTGAATGGCGTGATAAGTATGGGCGTGATGTTGTTACTGCCGGAACTGAGGTTGGTTGGCGTAGAGCATCGCAACTGGCAAACAGAGAAAATATTTCTTTAGATGTTGTTAAAAGAATGGCGCAATTTAATCGCCACAGAGAAAACGCAAAGATAGATCCTAAATATAAGGGAGAGCCCTGGAAGGATAATGGCTACGTTGCCTGGAACTTATGGGGTGGAACTGCCGGGGTTGATTGGGCAATTAGAGAAGTAAACAAATTAAAAGACGACTAATTGAGGTTAGACAAAGACAAATGGCAAAAGGCTTTTGAAAAGGAATTAGACAAGGCCGAAAAAAGGCAATCCTCTAAAGTAAGGCGATACTATAAAGAGCAATATTTTAAAGGTGTTAATTCATTTTTATCTGCAAACCAAACAGATTTTCAATTATTATTTAATACAAGTGATATAATTAAAATTTATCGTGATTTATACGAGGATATTGGTTTACAATTTGCCAAATGGTATGCAAGAAATTTTGATAAATACATAAAAAAGGGAGTTAATCCAAACCAATTTGTTGATCAATGGGCTAACACATTTGCAGCTTTAGGCTCTGCCGTAGGTGCTGAAAGAGTTACTTTAGTAAGTGGAACGGCAAAAGTAACGCTTGTAAAAGTTACTCAAAATCTACTAACTGATATTGAATTTCAAAATACTGGTATTGACGAAAAGACTAGAATACTAAGGAGTCAATTTACAAAGTATTCTGCGTTTCAGGCGCAAAGACTTGTTAGAACAGAGGCCACAAACGCCGCAAATTTCGCAACAATTAAATCTGCTGAAACAATATTTCCCGCTGAAGATTTACAAAAAGAATGGATTGCAGCAACAGACGAGAGAACAAGGCCAACACATAGGGCCATAAATGGTATTGTAATAAATCAAACAGATTTATTCAGCGTTGGAGATAGTTTAATGATGTACCCAGGAGATTCAAGAGGATCGGCTAAAGAGGTCATTAATTGCCGTTGTTCAATAGCGCCATTTCCAAAAGAAAACGCACAAGCGACCGGAGAAATATCCGACATTGGTTTTGGTGTTTCATTTGGTGCAAATCAAAAAATTTAAAAATCGTATATTTACAAAAATTTTTCTATATGAATACAATTCTTTATAAAGCGGCTCCGGTTGGAGAGTTAATCGATGCGGATGAAAAAGCCGGAATCATAAAAGGTTACGGATCATTCTTTGGAAACAAAGATTCTGATTCTGATATAATTATGAAAGGCGCATACAAAAAGACAATCGCCGAGAATGGCTCTAGGGTTAAATATTTATATCAACACGATATGAATCAACCAATCGGTAAAATGACTGAACTTTATGAGGATGACAAAGGTTTAGTTTTTGTTGCAGAGATTGCTAAAACGCAACTAGGGAAAGATGTTGTTGAGTTGATGAAAAGCGGAGTAATAACCGAAAATAGTGTAGGTATATTGCCAATCCAAAAGCAAGACAAGGGAGATTATAGAGAAATCAACGAGGTTAAACTATATGAAATTAGCGCCGTTACTTTGGCAGCTAATGACCAAGCTAAAATATTAGATGTAAAAGGGAACGTAGATTTAGAAAAAGTTTCTAAGCGATACGATAGCCTTTCTAAACTATTGCGCAAAGGCGAAATTTCAGACGAGATGGGTTACGCTATTGAAGCAGAAGTATTAAAATTAAAATCATTATTTATTGAGTTCACGAAGCCGACAGAAATTATCACTTCGCCGAATGTTGAAGTAAAAAGCAATGATTCAGAAGTGTATAATTATTTATTAAATTCATTAAATTCATAAAAAAATGAACGAAGAACTAAAAGGTCAATTAGACGGAATAAGCAAGTCTATTGACGCAAAGATTGAAAAATCTAATTCAGACGTTGTAAACAACGTTGTTGAAAAAGCTAACGAGATTGTAAAATCAGAAGTAAGCGGAATGGCTACTAAATTAAACGAGCGTTTAGACGCTATGGAAGTAGCAAACAAAAAACAATTCAATAGCCAAAAGAAAGTAACTTTTAAAAGTGCTTTAAAAGAGGCGTTAGATAATGGAGCGGTTGATGGAATTGCAAAAGGTAATTCAAGAAGCGCATCATTTGAATTAAAAGCTGATATGACTGTTGCAGCTGATTTTACCGGAGAGGTAATTCCGGCGGACAGAGTACCGGGTTATAAGTTTGATCCAACGAGACCAGTTCACGTTAGACAATTACTAGCTACCGGTTCAACTCAATCTGATGTTGTAAGATATGTAAAAGAATCAGGATATTCTAATGGCGCTGCTGCAACTGCTGAAGGTGCAACTTTAGGACAGTCTGACTTTGATATGACTGCTGCTGATGCTAACGTAAGAAAAATCGGAACTTACTTCCGTATTTCTGAGGAAATGTTAGCTGATACGCCTCAATTAACTTCATACCTATCTGCTAGAGCACCTGAGAAACTTTTAGAAGTGGAAGATGCTCAAATATTAAGCGGAGATGGAACTGGTGCTAATTTAAGCGGTATCATTACTGATGCAGCTGACTTTGATGTATCTGCAAGTGGTGCATTTTATCAGTCTGTTGAGTCTGCAAATGAGTTTGACGTAATCGTTGCTGCATTAAATCAATTATCATTATTGAATTATAGCGCTGACTGTATTATGTTAAATCCTACTGACTTTAACAAAATCTTATTGTTAAAAGATTCAACTAACAAATACTTAAAAGACCAAGTTTATAACGGATTACAACCTTCTTTTTCAGGAGTTAAAGTAATTCAGAACACTGCTATCGCTGCGGGAACTTTCTTAATCGGAAACTTCGGTATTGGTACTCAGTTATGGGTTAGACAAGGTGTAAACGTTGAATTCTTTAGAGAAGATGGAACTAACGTAAGAGATGGATTTGTAACTGTTAGAGTAAGCGAAAGAGTTGCTTTAACAAACTACTTGCCAAATGCGTTTGTAAATGGAACTTTCTCAACTGCAATCGCAGCATTAGAGACTCCATAATAACTAAAATAATTTATTTTAAGAGGCCTGGATTAATTTCTAGGCCTTTTTTTTGCGTTAAAAACTAAAAATATTTTTTTAATTAAAGATATTTTTTTATATTGCGGTAAATTTAAAAACAAACAAAATGAAAAAACTACAAACATTGGTATTGATTTTAGCGCCTAGCTATTTTATTGTCAGATTATTAACCGGATTAATTTTTAACGTATAATGAGCAAGACACCAAAACACTACGACAATAACGCAAACTATGACGTCATAGATATAGCAAACGATTACAATTTATCCTTTGCTAGAGGTAACGCCGTTAAATACATTGTAAGGGCGGGAGTAAAAAAACAAGACACAGAGATTGAGGATTTAGAAAAGGCGATTACTTGTTTAGAAAGAGAGATTAATTACCTAGAAAAAAAGAAGTTATGTGTATAGTTGACCACGAATTAAACGAGCATTTAGATTCTTTAGAGGAAAAAAGCGAATGTATGGAGTGCGGAGTTGATGTTTCTTTAGGAAAACATTATTGTTGTTTCAGTTGTTTGAACGCATCTAATAGGTAACGATGTCGTGTAACAGGTCGTTTTAATGCCTGTTACATATTGTTAGCATTAGTACGGATTATTAACATAAAAACTTAAATAGAATGAAAAAATTAAGCACATTATTTAAAAAAGACCCTAACGATTTAGGGAGAGTAATTAATGAAGTAAACCCTGAAAACGAATGGGCTTTTACTGATGGAATACCAACACGTAAATTTGATGGTACAAGCTGTGCTATTATTAATGGTGAACTATACAAAAGGTTTGATTTAAAGAAAGGTAGAACCTTACCACAAAACGCTATACCTTGCCAAGAACCCGATAATAAAAGCGGACATCACCCACATTGGGTAAAATGCGAACGTGAAGACAATAGTAATAAATGGCACTTTGTAGCTTTTGACCATTTGGAAAATAAAGAAGATGGTACTTATGAACTTTGTGGTAAAAAAGTACAAGGAAACCCTGAAAAGATTGAGGGACACAAGTTAATTAAGCACGGTTCAGAAAGATTAAGTTTAGAAGATGATTCTTTTGAATACATAAGGCAATACTTAACTGAAAACGATATTGAAGGTATTGTATTTCATCATAGAAATGATGATAGAATGTGTAAGATTAGAAAATCTGATTTTGGAATACGTAGGTAGTATTAATGCTAACGGCAAAGAATAAAATTAGTAAGGGGTGGAGGTTAAAAACTCCCGACTCATAGGTAGCTATAATCTTGTCCATATCCTATGCCAAGCCCGTAGGTTATAGACCCCTTATTATTTTTATTTATTGTTGTATGTCTTTTTTAATTGCATACAACGAATTGTAATATGAAAAGTTATGGAATTTAAAGACAGAAACAATATAATAGAACAAAGCCTAAAAGCCTTTGAAAAAGAACATCCATTTTTAAGTAAGTGGATAAGTTTGAAAGTAAAGATTAAACTATACTTACTTAATTTAAGAAACAGAAAGTAATAATTTTTTATATTACTTGTTGTGCGTATGTACTTGTATTACGACACAACTACTTATATGCGTAATTCAAAAAATTGAACCAATGAAAAACCTAGTAATAATAAGACATATAGACAAAATAGAAGAATATGTTTACAAGACTTTGCAGAAAGATGAGATGGATTTAGTTCAATTATTTGAACGATTAAATAGATACGCAGACTTAGAGACAATATCCTCATATGCAAAAAGAAACAATATGTCTTATAACGGAGTAAAGAAATGCAGAAATATAATAGAATTGTTTGGTTGTAAGTTTGTTTTGGACAATGAATAAAATATTTTGCTATCTTTACAGATATGGATAGCAGTCAAATTGGATGTTTAGCTGAATATAAGTTTGCAACTACCGCAATGGAACAAGGCTTTTATGTTTCTTTTCCTTTATTACATACTTCAAGATATGACTGCATAATTGAAACGCCTAAAGGATTGTTTAAAGTACAAATTAAATCAGTTCACAATCATAAAAACAGAACAAGAGTTTTTTTAAGAGATACAAAGAAAAAATGCTATGATAAAAAAGACGTAGATTTTTTTGCTATTTATTACAGAGACAAAGACGGATTCTTTATTTTAAAAAATGACGGCAAACGAAAATCGTTTGAATTAACATCGCCTAAATATTTAAAATTTTTTAATAACTTTGCAGAACTTTAAATGTTTTCAATTTTGTTTTCCAACGAAAAGGCGTCGCAAACTAATGTGGCGCTTTTTTTTTATCTTTACAAAAATATTCATAATATGAAACTAAAAATCAAACAATCCATTTTAAAAGGAGACAAGCGTTACAATGAGGGCGATGTTATAGATGTAGATGCAAATACTGCTGAGAATTGGATTAAAAAAGGTTTAGGATCTAAAATATCTAAAAAGAAAGAAAAACAAACTTTTGAGACTAAAGAACTAAAGGTTGAATATAAAGAAATCAAATCAGATGAGACAAATTAAAATAAACGCAACAACCGGAAATGAAATATTGACGGCTCAAAATGTTAAAGACTACGCACGTATTGATACAAGCGCAGATGATAATTTAATTACTGCAATGATTTCTCAGGCTCGTATATGGTGCGAAAATTATATTTCAAGAGATATTGTTCCAAAAAATAGAACTTACTACCTGGATAAAACAAATGGTATATTTGATTTACCTTTTGGCCCTATTGCTAGTATTTCTGAAATAACTATTGACGGAACGGCTACAACTGATTATGAAATACTTGGCTTAGATAATGAAACGATTGAATTAGATGGAGGCTCTGCTGAAAAAGTAAAAGTTACATACATAACAGTAGGGATAAACGATGCTTTAGTAAAACAAGCGATGTTGCAACTTATATCTACTTATTATGATAATAGGGCGGATTTTACAACTGAGCAAAACGATGTCGCAGAAATACCAACATCAACAAGACAAATTTTAACGTCTTATAAAACTATGTTTATTTAATGGATGCGGGAAAACTAGATTCTAAAATAACAATAAAGCGATTAATTAAGTCGCCTGATGAATTTGGCGGATATAACTCTACTTTGTCAGAGGTTGCAACTGTATGGTGCAATTTAAAGCAGATTAGCGGAGATATAGGCGACAAACTAGGTAAAAGAACGCAAGACATACAGATTGAAATAATGATGCGTAAAAACACCGCAGATTTAATTCAGTTAGGAGATATATTTACATTAGAGGGCGGTACAAAGAATTATCGTATAAATGAAAAATATGAGTTTGATTTAGATTTTTATACTAAACTATTAGCAACAAAATCTGAATAGGATGGATATAAAAATAAATCAGTCAGACTTGGCTCAACTTAAAAAAAAGTTAGACAATTTAAGAACATTTGATAAAACAACGCTTTCAAATGAACTTGGAAAGACTGGTGCCGATATTTCGAGAATTGCAACAAAAGCTGCGCCGTCTGATTATGGTACATTAAGGCAATCAATAAGGTATCAAAAACAAGGCAAAACTGTTGAGGTTATAGCCGGAGCAAAATATGCGCCTTATGTAGAATTTGGAACGGGTGCTTTTGTAACTTTTGACGATATGCTAGAACTTGGAATACCAAAGAGTTATGCGGCACAGTTTAAAGGCTCAAAGCCGGGTTATATGAAACCTCAACCATTTTTCTTTGGCTCTGCTAGAATAGGTCTAAAAAAATTATTAACTCGTTTAAATGGCGAAATTAAAAAAGCAATAAAATAATATGTTAGAGGCGATTCATTATGTAAGGAAAGCAATTATTGCGAAATTAAACGGCAATGTTTTAATTAACAATGTCGCCGTACCGGTTTACAATCGTATTCCAACGGACGCAACTTATCCATTGATTAGAGTTTATTCAGTTTCAACAGACGAAACAGACCAAAATCAACAATCATTTATAAGTGAAACAATAACACGAATTGAATGTATTTCAAAATTCTATTCAGATGATGGCGGACAATTAGATACAAATTTAATGGTATCTCAATGCTTACAAAAACTCAGAACTAGGTCTGCAAACTATATTGATTTAGCGCCAAACGGATTTAATGTTTATACAAGTGAAAACAATGGCGTTACTTATTTAGAGGATGATTTAGCGGATTCAACTTATTTTAGAGGAATAATTGAACTATCAAATAAAATTCAACAAACTGTTCCGGTAATTGTTTCATATACTGATCCTTTACAAAGTGAGTTGCAACTAGAATACAGAAACCAATATACAGATAGAATTGTAGCCGATGGAGGACAATACGAATCCATTGAGTGCATTGAAACCGATATATTATACAACCAATAAAATAATAAAAAAATGGCTAAAATAACCTATTCAGCAAAATTTGACAATGTAACTTCAGATTTACCGGCAATAAATAAAGTCGTTGCTGCTGATATGAACGAAATAAAAGACTCTGTAAATTCCTTATACGATTCAATCGGTGGTTGGGTTGATTATGAAGATTCAGCGACCGCAGTAACTCCAATAAATTTGACTGCAAATGTTTGGACAGATTTAACAAATGATAAGGCCGGAAGCGGAACAATAACAACATATAAGCCTAGTTTTGTAAGTGGCGAATTATGGAACTCAGCCTCTAACTCGTTAGATTTTTCTGAAGTTGGAGCCGGTAGAGTTATTATTGTTAGAAACGATTTCGATATAACCGCCGGAGCATCTAATACAAGACTAGACGCACGTTTATATTTTCCTGATACCGGAAAAACTGTTGAGTTTATGCACGATAATATTGCAAGTAATAATGATTTAGTAAGGTATTCAAGAACTACCCAATTATTTACGCATACAGATGTTTTAACAAGTGGTTGTAAAATTCAGGTTAGAGTTGATAAATCAGGAGCGACGGCAACTGTTGAGAACTTTTTAATTACGCTTATATCACATTTCTAAAACAAAACAATGCGACAAATAAACAAAATCATCATACATTGTAGCGCTACGCCGGAGGGTAGAAAAACAAGCGCCGAAGAAATAAAGAGTTGGCATTTAGAAAGAGGTTTTTCTGATATTGGTTATCATTATATTGTCCATTTAGACGGCTCAATTTCCTATGGTAGAAACATAGATAAAATAGGCGCACATTCAAGAGGTCAAAATAAAATGTCGATAGGCGTTTGCTATATTGGAGGTTTAAACGAATGTTTAGATCCTAAAGATACAAGAACGCCACAACAAAAAGAAACTCTTTTAATCTTGCTAAAAACACTAAAAAAATTACATTCTAAAGCGGTTATTTACGGCCATAGGGATTTTAGCGAAAAGGCTTGTCCAAGTTTTAATGCGTTTGACGAATATAAATTTATTGAGTAATGGCAAAGAAAAAGTTTAAAGACACAAAAGTTGGTCAGTTTATACTAAAAAAAATACCGGGTTTTGTTGGCGATATACTTCCACAAAAAGGAGTTTTAGGAGTTGTTAAAAATTTAATAGACAACGAGCCTGAATTGACAAGTCAAGATAAAATACAATTGCACAATGAACTGATTGAGTTATATGAGTTAGAGGTTGCCGATAGAGATTCTGCTAGAAAGCGAGAAGTTGAAAAGGCTAAATCAGGAGGCTTTGACTTTATGTTTAATCTAACCGGTGTTATTGGATTAGGCGCTTTTGCTTTTATTATTTATGCGATTGTTTATTTACAAATCCCGGAATCTAACAAAGAAGTTTGGATTCATTTGATTGGAATTTGTGAGGGAATTGTATTATCAATTTTCGGTTATTTCTTTGGCTCTGCGGTTAGAAAAAACAACTAACTAATAAAGTGTTTTAATTTTTGTATTTTTGTTTTTAAATTACAAAAATATGTCGTTAGCGGATAAAGCAAGTCTTTTACTTATACCAACCGGTTACAAATCACAAAAAGTTTATTCTATTTTTCCTACTGATGGAGTTGGGGATTTTGATTTTTCACGATCTAGTAGCGCCACAAGAATAGCAAAAAACGGATTAATAACAACAGTTGCTGCAAATGTGCCAAGGCTTGAATATCCTTTGATTGATGGTGTTGTAAATGGATGTCCTAGTTTATTATTAGAGCCACAGAGAACTAATTTGTTAACTTATTCAGAAGATATTAGTAATTCAGTTTGGACAACTCTTGCAAGTGGAGAAACAATAGTTAGTAATTCTATTATATCTCCAGATGGTACATTAAATGCAGATACACTTGAGGGAGATGGTACTGCAACAAATGTTTATGTAAGACAAGATATAACTTTAACAACATCTACTGATTATACTTTTTCAATATTTGCTAAAAAGGGAACAAATGATTTTCTTGCAATTTCAGCAGAGGGTTTTTCTGGTGCTACTAATACTTTATTAATTTTTGATTTAAAAAATAGTATTGTTACCAATGGAACTGGTAATATAGAAAACTACGGAAATGGCTGGTTAAGATGTAGCTTTACTACTACAATAAGTACAGATGGAACTGGTAGATTTTTAATATATCCAGCGTATAACGGAGCAACAAGAGGTTTCCCAACATCTTCTGATGCTAATGGTCAAAATATTTATCTGTGGGGAGCAATGCTTGAAGAAGGCTCTTTTCCAACAAGCTATATCAAAACCAACGGAGAGATTAATGGTGTTACTCGTTCAGCAGAAACTGCTAATGGCTCTGGAGATGCAGCTACGTTTTCTGACTCAGAAGGTGTTTTGATGGCAGAGATTAGTGCGTTGGATAATGATGGGAATTTCAGAAGAGTAGGTGTTTCAGATAATAGTGTAAGCGATAGAGTTATTGTAGGATTTACAAATGTTTCAAATCAAATACAAGGTTTTGTTTCTTCTAATGGTAGTGTGGTTTCTAATATGAATTATACCGTATCTGATGCTAAAACTAACAATAAAGTTTGTTTAAGATATAAACAAGATTATCATTCACTTTGGATTAATGGTTTTGAAGTATTAAAGACATTAAATGCAAATACTCCAATAGGTTTATCTGATTTAAGTTTTGATAGTGGTGCTAGTGCCGAACAATTCTACGGAAAGACCAAACAAATACAATACTACAATTCAGCATTAACAGATAGCGAACTAGAACAACTAACGTCTTGGACATCTTTTACAGATATGGCACAAGGACAATTATACACAATAGAATAATATGGCACAGAAACTTAAATTCGGTAACGGAACTTGGGCGACAAAGAAAGGCTCTACGTTGTCTTATAATGACGAAGGTGGAAATTATAAACCTCTACCTTTTACAACTACTAGAAATAGTATTGCTACAAGGGTAAATAAAGAAGGATTAATAGAAGTAGTTGGTAATGATGTACCAAGAATAGATTATACAGATAGTGCAGATGGTGCTTTGTTGTTAGAGAATAGCTCTACTAATTTGATTACTTATTCAAACAAATTTGATACCTATTGGTCGTTATTAGGTTTAGGTACTGGCTCTGCACCTACAATAATTAACAATAGTATTATTTCTCCAGATGGAAAGCAGAACGCAACAGAGGTTATTTTAAATGTTGGAAGTGGAACAACCACATCAGACAGAAGTTCTATCGAAGTTAATCAAACAGTTTCAGCGGGTAGTGATTATACTGTATCTTTTTACATAAAAGGTAAAAATGATGGAGACCAATTAATGATTGGTGCAATTAGTGGGGGTTATGAATTAATCACATTAACTACTGAATGGAAAAGATATACTATAACTCAAACTGCTGCATCCTCTCCAAGACCAGTTTTTATAGGTATTAGACAAGGTGTTTTTGGAGCTTTAAATAATAATGTTGAATTTTATTTATACGGAGCGCAATTAGAACAAGGTTCTTGCGCAACATCATACATCCCAACCAATGGCTCAGCAGTTACAAGAGTAGCTGATACTGCAAGTGGTGCTGGTAATAGCGAAGTGTTTAATGATAGTGAGGGAGTATTGTTTGCTAACATAGCTGCGAATGCAAATGATTTAACAATTAAAGTTATTTCTATAAATGATAATAGTGGTAATAATGTTATTAGGATGGGTTACGCTGTATCAAGTAATGAAGTAAATTTTATTGTAAGAGCAACCACTAACATATATAGTTATAATCAAGCATTAAGTGATATAACTACAATAAATAAACTCTCAATATCTTATAGTTCAAGTGGGGCAAAGGTTTTTATTAACGGATTTTTATCTGATAGTGGTGCTTTAAGTAGCTTACCAACTGGATTAAGTCAATTAGATTTTAGATATGGTAATGGTTCTTTTCCTTTCTACGGAAAAACAAAAGAACTAGCATACTACAATACAGTTTTAACAGACCTTGAATTAGAAACGCTAACAAGCTATCGCTCATTAAACGAATTAGTAACAGAATTAAACTTAAAAGCATTATAAAATGGCAAACACATTAAAATTTGGTAACGGAGAATGGTATGGAAAGAAAGATACTATCCTTGCCTATAATGATGAAAATAGTAATTACAAACCTTTACCATTTAATTTTAGTAGAGAAGGTTCTGCTACTGTTGTAAACAAAGAGGGTTTAATTGAAACAGTTGGTAGTGGACAACCAAGAATAGATTATAAGGATGATGTTAAAGGTGCTTTGTTGTTAGAGCCACAGAGGACTAATTTAATACCTTATTCGGAATACATTAGTAGCTGGTCTACAACTGGAGCAGTTGTTACTGAAAATTATGCCATCAGTCCAGAGGGTGTTTTAAATGCTACAAGATTAGTAGGAACGGGAAATGACTTTATCCGACAAGACAATATTATAGCAAACCCATCAAACAAAACATTCACATCCTCTTTTTGGGCGAAGAATAACGGAGGCGATGCCAACATTTCCGTTCAAATGAATAGCAGTGGTGTTTCTACTTATGCAAAAGGGATAGTCCTTACCAATGAATGGCAAAGATTTGATTTTACACAATCTTATGCGGGAACTGATACGGGTTCGCTTACATTTAGATTTAGACAAACGAATAGTATTGATTGTTTGGTATACGGATTCCAATTAGAAGAAGGAAGCTACGCTACATCGTATATTCCTACATCTGGAAGTGCAGTAACGAGGTTGGCAGATAGTTGTAGTCAAACTGTACCAGATGGTGTTATAGGACAAACAGAGGGAACTTTATTTGTTGAAACAACTAAATGGGTTCAATCTAATAATGGTAGAATTCTTTCTGTAAGTGACGGAACACTCTCTAATTACATTACAATAATTCAAAACACTACATTTTTAAACTATGGCGTATATATTCAAAGTGGGGGTGTTACTCAAGTAGCTTATACAGAAACTCAAGCTATACCAGATAATAGTAAAATAGCTATATCTTATAAACAAAATGATTTTACCATTTCTGTTAATGGACAAATAGTACATACAGATACAAGTGGAGTAGTTCCGTCTACATCAAAAATATATTTAGGTTCAAGGGAAAATGGCTCAACCACATACTATTCAAGCAACCCAATAAAAGTCGCAAGGATATACAACACAAGATTATCAAATAGCGAATTAGCAGCATTAACACAAGTGTAACAATTACACCTATGATAACAACAAGAGTAAATCTTTACATAAGGAAAGAAATAAGATAAGAAAATTAAAAAAACTATACAGATAATATAATAACTAATAGTTATAACCAAAAGTTAAAATAAATAAGTAATGAGAATAAGTAAATACAAATTTGATTCAAGAGAACAATGTCAAAGTAAAATTGATGCTCTTGGAACTGCAACTGATGAAGATGGAAACGAATATCCAACTCACAAAAGTACTATTGTACAACTAGGAAATATTGTTCTTGAACAAGGGGAATATGACGAAGAAGGAGAAGAAATAACTGCTCCAGTATTATCAGAAGGTTGGCATATTGACGTATGTTGGAATGATGAAGATATTACTACAATAGAACAAGAGGCAGTTTTAGATGAAGAAGGTATGATAGTAACTCCGGCGGTTACATCGGTTGATCATCCTGAAGGTTGGAAAGATTATGCAGTTGATATCGAAGGGAATGGCGTACATTCTTTTTATGGTTTAGATTACGATTCACACAAAATTTAATATCTTGGATTTGGATAGCAAAATATCTTTTTTTGGTGGTTGGTTATTTACTACTGTTTCGTCAGTTTCTTTAATGGGATTATATCAAGCGGCTTTGGTTGGACTTGTCGGAGGTTTCTTTGGTCTTTTAGGCAAAGAGATATTCTACTTTATAAAAGGCAAGATAAATGACAAAGTTAAACGACAATAGTAATTTATCAATTAATATCAAATGGCTTATCCAAATAGTTTTGGGGGTAGGTACTGCCGTTTATATGTACCTACAACTCGAAAATAGAATAAAAGAAGTAGAAGGCGATACAAAAGGAATTAGGCACAATCAAAACGTATATGTTTTTCCTGATATTAGAGTTTTAGAAAGTGAAATACTACAATGGAAACTCGAAAGGGAAAGATTAAGAAAAGACATCAAAAGAATAAACGAAATCATAAAAAAATAAAATACTTATACAATAAATTCAACTATTTTCATAAATAAATATTTTCGTATATTTACACAAAATATAATAATATTAAAAATTACATAAATGGCTACAACCGGAGTATTTAACGGAACTAACTTAATTTTAACAGTAGAAGGTGCTACAGTTGGACATACTACAAGTTGTTCAATGTCTTTATCAATGGACACACCGGAAGCTACAACTAAAGATTCAAACGGATTTTCTGAGTATATCGGAGGCGTAAAAGGAGGAGAGATTTCTTTCGAGGGATTAGTAGTATATGACGATGCGTCAAATGCTATTGAGATGGCTGATTTTCTTTTAGCTAGAACTCAATTAACTTGCGTATTTGGAACTGCTGAAACTGGAGACGCAGTCTATACTGCTGAAGCATTTTTATCAAGTGTTGAAATGTCTGCTGAAATGGAAGCTGCCGTAACTTATAGCGGGTCTTTAACTATCACTGGAGCAATCACAAAATCAACTAACTAATAATAATTAGTTTTTATTATATAGGCCGCCGTCAATATTTGGCGACGGCTTTTTTTACATTAATTTTAAACCTTAAAAAATGACAAACAAAAAAAGGGGTTACATTGACATTAAAGTTGGTAACAAAAACAGAACTCTACATTTTTCAATGAACTTTTGGTCGGAATTTACCGAGCAATTAGGAATTTCACTACAAGACATTGGCGGAGCATTTCAAGACGGAATATCAATAAAAGGATTAAGAGCCTTAGTTTATTCTGCGATCTTAGCAAACGACCAAGAAAACGGAAACGAAATAGATTATAATTTATTTACTGTTGGCGCTTGGTTAGATGAATTAGACGCCGAAAAAATTAATGAGATTGTTGAGGTAATGCTACAATCTAAAATTTTAGGTAATAGTTTAAATGGCGAAACTGAAACTAAGGGAAAGCGTCAGCCGTCAAAGAAGAAGTAAATTTTGAAAGCCTAACTGACCATTATATTGGATTAGTTGGAATTAAGCCTGACGATTTTTGGCGGCAAACTTGGAGGGAAAATGCTTTAATAGCCCAACACTATCATAATAATATCAATTTAAATTGGGAGCAAACTCGTTACATTGCCGTAATGATTCACAACGTGCAATGTGAGAAAAAATCACAGATGTTAAAGCCTGAAGATTTATTTCAATTACCAAGCGATATTGCAAGAAAAAAGAAAAGGTCAGAGCCTAAATCTACAAAAGAGCAAATGGATGCTTTTATGGTAAAATATCAATCAATGACTAATAAAAAGACGTTAAAATAAAAGCGTCTTTTTTTTTGTATTTTTGTTTCAACTTATTTAATACTATGGCCGAACAGAATTTAAAAATAAATATTACCGGAGATTCTTCCAAGTTAAAAAATGCGCTTAGTTCTGCGAGTTCTAAATTGTCAAGTTTTGGATCAAAGATGCAAAGCGTTGGAAAGTCATTATCAACAAGATTAACTTTGCCTTTGGCAGTTGCCGGTGGCGCAGCGGTTAAATTTGCAAGTGATTTTCAAGAATCAATGAACAAAGTAGATGTTGCCTTTGGCGAATCTAAACAAGAAGTAAAAGACTTTGCAAAAACTACATTAAAACAATTCGGTATTGCGGAGGGTAGCGCTTTAGATATGGCTGCATTATTTGGAGATATGGCAACTTCAATGGGTTTAAATCAAGGGGCTGCATCTGATATGAGTACGTCTTTGGTTGGTTTAGCCGGAGATTTAGCATCATTTAAAAATATAGGAATTGACCAAGCGACAACTGCATTAGCGGGAGTTTTTACTGGAGAAACCGAATCTTTAAAAAGGTTAGGTATTGTTATGACTGAGGCAAACTTAAAAAGTTTTGCAATGGAAAGGGGTATGAACGCCAATATAAAAACAATGACACAAGCGCAAAAAGTTGCGTTACGTTATAAGTTTATAATGGAATCAACCTCAAATGCTCAGGGCGATTTTGGTAGAACAAGCGGAGGCGCTGCAAACCAAATGAGAATATTTCAAGAATCTTTAAAAGAATTATCTGCGAAGTTTGGTCAAGTTATATTGCCAGTATTTACTAAATTAGTATCATTTGCAAACGGCTTATTGCAAAAATTTTCAGAATTAAGTCCAACAACAAAAAAACTAATAGTAATATTTGCGGGTATCGCTGCGGCTTTAGGCCCGGTACTTTATATTTTAGGAACATTAGTTACTTTGGCACCGGCTATCGGAACGGCTTTAACTGTTATGATGGGCCCGATTGGTTTAATAGTTGCCGGATTAACTGCAATTTCAGTTGTAATTTATAAAAATTGGGCGGGTATAAAATCCGCTTTAGTAAAAATAGGAAACTATTTTATTGACTTATACAATAATTCATTACCTATTCAATTAGCGGTAAATTCATTAATAGCTAATTTTAAAAATATGTTAGCCGTTGGAAAGTTTGTATTTTCTACTTTTTCAACAATAATAAAAACATTTGCAAATAATTTTATAACACTATTTAAGGGGATTGGCGATATTATTATGGGCGTTTTTACCTTTGACAAAGATAAAATTGTTCAAGGGTTTTCAGACTTAGCAGATGGATTAAAAAATAATGTTACCGCTGCATTTGATTCAATTAAAACAGACGCCTCAATTTTAGGTAGTTCTGTCGTAGATAATTTTAATGAAGCGCTACAACAAAAAACAATCGCAAAAATTGTTGTTCCGGTTGAAATGGCGGTTAGTGGTGGCGGAACTGATACTGCAACAGATGTTGGCGGTGGAGGTGGTATTGCAACAAGACCAATGGCAACCTCTGCAATGGAAGGAATTAGCGGTGCGGGAATACAGACACCAATTAGCAATATGATTGAGGCTGATACTGCAAGGATGCCAAAAGCATTTGCAGAGCAACAAGCCGTTTTTGCACAAGGAAAATTGGATGCTTTACAAAAAGCGGAAGCATTTAATCAAAGAATTGGTCAAATTATGACCGGAGGATTAAATAATTTAGCGCAAGGTATTGGAGCGGCATTAGGAAATGCTATTTCAACCGGCGGTAATTTAGTTAATGCTTTAGGTGGTTTATTACTTGGAACTATTGGGAGCATCGCCATACAGTTAGGAAAAGCCGCAATACAGATAGGTATTGCAATGAAAGCTATAAAATTATCTTTTAAAAATCCTTTTACGGCAATCGCAGCGGGTATTGCTTTGGTTGCGGTTGGTACTATGATAAGAAATACTGCCGGAATAGTTCAAGGCGGTGGCGGTGGCGGTGGAGGTCGTAGAGCAATGGGATCGTCTGTCGGTGGTTATACCGGAGGTAATTCAGGAGGTGGATTTACTGCTTTTGCAAATGGTGGAATTATAAGCGGCCCGACAATGGGATTAGTTGGCGAATATCCAGGTGCAAGACAAAATCCTGAAGTTATAGCGCCACTAAACAAATTACAATCTATTATTGGAAAATCTAGTAATGGAGGAAATATTAAAGTAACCGGAGAGGTTAGAGTTGATGGACAAGATTTGTTGATTGCAATAGAAAGAGCAAACGAAACTGCGGGAAGAGTTTACTAAAATAAAACAATGGCATACGGCGTAAAATACAGATTAGAATTTTCCGATGTTTTAGGATTTGGAAAAAAAATAGAAATATTAAAAAAAGATTATACCGGCGATGTTCTTCCAATGATTGGAGGCGCAAATCCGGTTTCAATATCTTGGCAATCGACTAACGATTTTTATAGCCCAATTATAGGCTCAAAATGTCAATTAAATTTATTTGTTACCGACGACGTTTCTTATGATGATTTTTATAAGTTCGATGAACGAGAGTACAAAGTAGTTATTTACTACAATCAAACACAAACCGGAACTTATGTAAATAGAGTTGCAGATGACGGAGGAAGTACAGAATCTATTGAATGCGTTGATAATTCTATTGATGCAAATTTAACAACCTCTACAAGTTTTAGGCGTAAGGTTTTAGACGACGGAGGCTCTTTTGAATCTATACAATGTTTATACAATAAAATAACAATAAATGACATTCCAAATTGGACAGAATATTGGTCAGGTTTTTTAGTTGTAGATAGGTATAAAGAAAAAATGACTACAAAGCCATTTGCGGTAAGTTTTAACGCTTTTGATGGCTTAGGTACATTAAACAATTTTAATAGCGTAATAGGTTATAACAACGATAATACACCGGTAAGTAAAACAAATCTTCAACGTATTACAGAAATTTTGCAAAATTTAGATTTAGATCTAGATATTTACATTGCATCTGATATAAAATACAGAACTTTTAGCCCGGTAACAACTAGCAATTTTGAAGAAATTACAACGCTAGATGTTGGATTTGATGAAATGACCGGAGACTATGGTTTGCTAAATGCAAAACAACAACTAGAATTATTACTAAAACAATTTAATTTAAGAATATACCAATCTTATAACAAATGGTATATTGTTGAGGTAACTAATATTTTTGATTATTACGTCAAAGATATGATTTACAACAAGGTGCAGTCAGGTACAAGCGCAACTGCAATAAGAGAAAAAATAACTACTCAATTACAAAGTACATACGAGGAATATATTGATTATAGAAAATATAACTATTTAGGTGCTACTATTGGAACAGAAAGAAAACAAGTTCTTTACAGTAACAAAACAGAATTAAAAGAAACCGGAAACACATTAACAAGAGATTTTTTACAACCGGCATCTGAAGTTCATATTATTGGAAGTTATTTAAAGACTAAAAACGCCTTTTACAATTCAGGTTTTGAGTATGGTAAATATGGCTTTGATGTCATAGAGGATTCTGCAACGTCGCCCGGATTTACATTAACAAATCCAGGTAGTGGGTTTTTTCCTGATGGCAGAAGAAACTATAATACAACCGGAGGAAGTGGAACGGGTATGATAGTAGATGCAATTATTAGCGGTGGAAGTGTTCAATCTTTTACTATTGTAAATAATGGACAAAATTATTTAGTTGGCGATATCATAAACATTCCTTTTGATGATCCTTTTGGAGTTTATGCAACTTTTGAAATAACTTCTATTCCATACTTTTCAGAAATAGCAACTGATGAAATATCTTTTAAAGGTAGGCGTTCAATGAAATTAACAGACATTGCACCGACTACTGGATTTACTCAAATGTTTAGTTTTGAAAGTGGTTTTTTTAATCCGCAAGAGGTTAAATATGCAGATTTTACTTGTAAATTAAAATACTACATAAGTGTTTTAAATTCACAAACAATAAATATTTCAAACTCGTTTAGTTATTCAATAAACACAGTTTTAGGAAGTACCGGATATTTTTGGGATGCTGCAAGTGGTAAATTTTCATCAACCTACGCAGGAGTTAATACAATTACAACAACAACTACAAATAAATGGCTTGATTTAAATATTGCTTTAAATGATACTGATTTAAACGTTGGCTCTGCTACAACTGCAACAATAAAATTCACTATTTACAACACTCAATGTTCAGACGCTGATTATGATACAACGTATTATGACAATATGCAAATATTAGAATCTAAAACGTCAGCAGACCAATCAGACCAAACCTTTATTTCTAAACTTACTAATGTAGGGGTAAATACTAACATTAAAAAAGTAAATAGAATACCTGACCAAAAGGCGGGATATTATAGAACTAGAGAGGCAAATCCTTCAGCTACTTTTAAACCAAATAGTATTAATTTAATGACTGTTTTAGGTAGAAATATAGCAAACGATTACAGAAATTTTGTTACAAGATATACCGGAACTTTTAGAAACTTAAAAAGAGAGCCGATGTCTATTCATAATAAACTATGGTGTTACTTTTCAACAGATGAGTTTGATCCACAAACTACAATAATTGACGGCCTTACTTATAACGTAAAAAACGCAGAGTTTAAAGTTGTATCACATTTACCAAACAATGATGACGATACGCCAACAACTAGTATAATAAATTAAACTTTTTTCTTTTGTTTTGTTTGTCAGCCGTCGTTTAACAACTTTGTTATTCGGCGGTTTTTTTAAAAATAATTTTTTTATTTGAAAGTTTTTTTTTATTTTTGCGTAACAAAATAAATAGAAAATATGTTTGAAAACAACTTCAAAGCCGAAATGAAACGGCTAAATCTAAAGCGTTATGATGTTTGCAGATTGCTAAATTGCACAATGCCAACACTAAAATCACGTTTACAAAATCCGAAATCCTTTACAATTAATGAAGTGGCAATATTACAAGGCGCTGAATTTAATTTGAATGGAATAGAATTAACCTTAAATTTTTAAATTTTATGAAAACATTTAAAGAAATTCAACAAGAATTAAAAAAAGAAATACCCTATAAATGGAGGGTGCAAAGTTTTAGTAAACATAAACCCCAGGCAACTTGTGTTGCTTATATTGATAGTAGAGACGTTCAAGATGTTCTTGATAAATACTGCAATTGGTCAGATAGATATTATTCTGTGAATGGGATGCTTTTTTGTGAAATTACAATTTACGCCGATGGTATTGAATATAAAAGATCTGATGCCGGAAGTGAAAGCAATGTTGAAGCCCAAAAAGGTCAAAGTTCAGACGCTTTTAAAAGGGCGGCAGTTAAATTTGGAATTGGTAGATTTTTATATTCTAAAAAAATGGTTTACTTGAAAGCCGATGCAGTAAAAACCTCAAACAATTATCCAAATGTAGTTGATGACAATGGCAAAAAGGTTTGGGATATTACTAAACACATAAACCAATCAGCTAACCAATCAGCTAACCAAACAACTAAAAAAACGCCAACAGACGACAGACAATGGCTAACTGAATCACAACTAAACGCAACTTTAAAGGGTACAAAAGACCAAGCCGAAAAGGTTTTAATTTCGTATAAAATGAAGAAAGTTTACAGAGAACAAATAGTAAATAAGTTTAATTTAAAATAGTAAAACAATGAGTAAAGAGACAATCTACTGCGGAGGCGGTAAGCAAGTAAAAGGAGAGTACGGAACTTTTAGAGCCGTAACAATTAATCTGTCAAATCTACCGGCAGAACATATTTTTGAATATGAAGGAAAAAAGTATGTAAAGCTAAATATCAGCGATAAAAAAGAGGCTGACCAATACGGAAAGGATGTTTCTGTTTCTGTTAATACTTGGAAACCGGAGGCACAAACTGAGCAAAAAGCACAAGCGGCAGCGCCAGTAAATGATTTACCATTTTAGGTAATTGACAAACAAAAATCAATAAGCGGTTTCAAATTGGAATCGCTTTTTTTTATAAATTATTTTTTTAATTGAAAGTATTTTTTTAATTTAGGCAAATATTAACATTTAAAATCTTAAATTATGGAAAAAGAATTGATTAAATTTTTAACAATGCAAGTTGAGGCGTTGCAAAAACAAAACAAAAAATTAGGAAAACAAAACGAAAAATTACAACAAATTTTAAAAGAACAAACAGATTATATCTGTGATAATAGATTATAGAAATATGGAAACAAAACAAAAAGAAGTAAAAGCGTTATTTGACACTAACGAAGATTATCATTCATCGCCCGGAATAAGCGCATCAGGTTTAAAAGCAATATTTAAAAAATCAGTATATCACTTTTTAAATCAAAAGCCTTTTGAATCCTCTGCAATGGCGTTGGGTACTGCGGTACATTGTGCAATGCTAGAGCCTGAATTGTACTATAAAGACTTTCACGTAATGCCAAAGATTGACAGACGTACAAAGAGGGGAAAAGAGCAATTTGCAATGGAGCAAGAAAAAGCGGAAGGTAAATCCTTAGTTGGATTTGATGAACACCAAAAAATAACTGCGATTCTTAACAACTTTAGAAATCACGATTTAGCACAAAAATATTGCAAAGGCGAAATTGAATTGTCGCATTATTTAGAACACGAGGGTTTGCAAGTTAGAGTAAGGCCTGACTGTTTAAATAGGGTTGAGAACTTTATTAGTGATGTTAAAACGTGCCAAGATAATGCTCCAATGGCGTTTAAAAGAGACGTTTACAAATATGGTTATCACTTACAATGTGCATTTTATTCTGATATGTTAGGAATACCGGCTGAAAATTTTAGATTTATAGCGGTTGAAACTAACTATCCTTTTTCGGTAGAGGTTTACGGATTAAGTGAGGAAATGATTGAGCAAGGCCGTAGAGGTTGGAAGAGAGCGTTTGGCGATTGGAAAATATATAAGCAAACCGGGATAGTTTCAGGATATAACTGGAATGAATTTTCTGAGGATGGAAGTTTAATTTTATAAAATATTATATGTTAGAAAATTTAGAATTATTAAGAAACTTAATTATAAGAAATTTAAAGTTTGATCCTACTTCAAAAAGTAGAATTAGAGATGTTGTCGATGTTAAAAAAATATTTTGTTTGATTGCTTTTTATGAAGTTAAAGGGTTTCGATATGCAAAGGTCGGTAGTTTTTTGGGTATGAATCACGCAACAGTTGTGCATCACGTTAGAACGGCAAAAGACTTATTGAGGTATGATCCACACTTCAAAGAAATGTATAGAAGAATCGAGGCTATGTTTTTTATGGCGAATCAAGAGGTTGTAATTTCTGATATTGAAAGTGAAATGAATATTCTTTTAATAAAGTTAAAAAGACTTAGACAAAAAAGGAACGATTATTTAGATAAAAGAGAAAAACAAAAGTTATTGGCTGAATTTGAAGCTGATGATATAATTACAACTAAAACATTAACAGAAAATAAAAAACCTATACTATGGACGAATTAGAAATAAAAATTGAAAAAGCAAAAAAAGACCATTACAAAGTAAGTTTAATAAAAGACGGAAAATTGTTTTTTGCAGAATTAGAGCGCTCTGAGATTAGGCACATTATAGGAGTTTTAGACAACGCAATTTAATGGCTAGGGCAAATCCATATCAAAAGTATTTAAAGGGCGAGGATTTACTCCAAAGGGCGGTAATTAATTATATTCAGATGCAATATCCTGATGCAATTTTTACGCACCCAATGAATGAGGGTAAAAGGTCGCCTTTTGAACAATACAAATTAAAATATCTTGGCACAAAGCCGGGTATTCCTGATTTACTTATTTTTACGCCAAACTCAAAAAGAAGCGGTTTAGCGATAGAATTAAAATATAAGTATAACAAACCTACCCCAAAGCAAAAAGAATGGCTTAAATGGCTTGAAAAATGCAATTGGGAGGCTATTTGGTTAAATAACTTTGACGATTGCAAAGAAGCTATCGATAATTACTTTAAAAATTAAAAAAAAATGCAATATAAAACCATTTACTTTGACGCTGAAAAACAAAAAGTGCGATACACACAAAGTTCAACAACTGATAAAATAACTAATTATAGTTATATCGGAAAATCAACACGAGTTGAGTTTGATCTTCTGATTGAGTTGCTTTGGTACAAGTACGAGGATAGCGAGATTCCTTTAGAGGATTTTAAAAAAATCTTTGAAGAACTAAGAAAATTTTGCGATTCATTAAAATATCAGCTAAATTTGTAAAAATATTTTTTCAAAATGGAAAACAAGAAAAACTATTATGCCGTTATACCGGCAGAGGTACGATATTCTAAAAATTTAAAGGCTAACGAGAAATTAATGTATGGCGAACTAACCGCATTGGCAAATGAAAAAGGCTATTGTTACGCCTCTAATGAGTATTTTTCACAACTTTATAACGTATCAAAATCTACTGTATCAAGATGGATTTCTAACTTAGAAACAAACAAATTTTTAAAATTAAAAATGATTTATGAAAAAGGTACAAAGAACATAAAAGAGAGAAGAATTTACATTTCTACCCTATTGACGAAAAGCGCAATACCTATTGACGAAAAGATCAATACCCCTATTGACGAAAAGCGCAAGGTTATATATAAATATAATAATATTAATAATATAAAAAAGAATAATGTACGAAATGTAAAAGCGCCTATATTTACTGAGATTACTGAAAAGGCGTTTCCACATTTCATAAGCCTTTTTCCTTTAAATTATAGACCGAAAACAAAAGCACAAAAAAACAAATGGTTGGAATGCTTAGATAAAATTCAGCGCATTGATAAATACAATTTACGAGATGTTTACAACGTGGCAAAAGATTTAAGAGATGACCAATTTTGGGCGAAAAACTTTTTAAGTATTCTTAAATTAAGAAACACAGATAAAAACGGCATAAAGTACATTGATAGGTTTATGGATGATTACCGCTCTAAAACCAAACCAATAGGCTATAATAAAATAAAAGGCATTATTGAGTATTATATTTATACCTCTCCGGCAACTGGTCAAAAAGAATTAGGAGCAAAAACAAAAGGCGGAGAGTTATATGAATTTAATATAAAACAAACATTGCAAACAAAAGAATTTCAAGATTTAAAAAAATACGTTCAAGATGGCAACAAGTAAAAGCCTATCTAAATGGCGAGAATCTGATTTGTTTGAATGGTTATCAAAAAACTATTATAATTTGTTAGTTGATACTAGCGATAATTTTTCAAAATCTGATTGTTACGATATTGAAACAAAAAACAGAATTGAATTAAAATGCAGAGCAACGCATTATGATAAACTAATAATTGAAAAACCTAAATACGAATATCTAATAAAAGAATCAAAAAATTATGGCGATATTCCAATTTACATAAATAGCACACCTAAAGGAATTTATTTATTTGAGTTAAAGGATCTAAAACTTAAATGGTTTGAAAAACCTTTGCCAAAAACAACAGACTTTGTAAACAACAATTTAACAAACAAAGAAGTAGCGACAATAAATATTAATAAATCAAAACAATTAAAGTAATGGAAGAAACATTAAAAGAAATAGAGAGATATTTAGAGGTAACATATCCTGATGATTGGTTTTTACCTGGTAAATTAGATATTTTAAGACTTAAATTTTTATCAGAGTTGAAGCAACAAAAGATTGATGATTTAAAAAAACAAATATTAAAATTAAACAAATAAAAAAATGAAAATAACAAATGAAGATAATATGGAACTAATGTCAAGGTATGAGGATAATTACTTTGATTTGGCTATTGTTGACCCTCCTTATGGGATAGATGTAACTAAAATGACTTTAGGTAATGGAAAGAAAAAAATTAATAGAGGTACTTCAGATTGGGATAGTGCAATACCATTAAAAGATTATTGGGATAATTTATTTAGAGTTAGTAAAAATCAAATAGTATGGGGTGCAAATTATATGACAACTTACTTACCTCCATCAATGGGTTGGATATACTGGGATAAGGGAACGGGTGCAAATGATTTTAGTGATGGAGAACTTGCTTATAGTTCGTTTAATAGAGCTTTAAGAAGTTATAAGGTTTCTTGGGTTGGTGCTAATGCTAACAATGGAACTCCTAGAATACATCCAACAGAAAAACCGATTAGACTTTATGAATGGCTTTTAATGAATTACGCAAAAGAAGGAGATAAGATACTAGACACACACTTAGGTAGTGGAAGTATTGCAATAGCTTGTCATAATTTAGGATATGATTTAACTGCTTGTGAGCTTGATAAGGAATATTACGATGCAGCTATAAAAAGACTTAAACAACACAAACAACAAATAAGAATGTTTTAATATTTAAAATATTTTTTTTAATTTAGCGAAAACAAACAAAAACTTAATGAAAACATTTAAAGACTTCAATATTGATGTCGGCAATAAAACGACCGGCAAAATTAAAACACAATGCCCAAAGTGTAGCCATACAAGAAAAAACAAACGTGATAAATGTTTGTCAGTAGACTTAGACAAAGGTTTATGGAATTGCCACAACTGCGGGTTTGGAGGAACTACAAAATTTGAGAAAAAGCAAGAATACATTGTACCTCAAAAAATAAAACTAAATATTTCGGAGCCAGTTATTGAATGGTTTAAAGGTAGAGGCATCACAGAGCCAACTTTAAAACATTGGAAAGTAGGGCAATCAATGGAGTATTTTCCGCAAGTAAACGCAAAGCGTAGGGCCGTAAACTTTAACTACTACCGAGAGAATGAACTTGTAAACGTAAAATATAGAGATTCGCAGAAAAACTTCAAAATGGTTTCAGGCGCTGAACTTATATTTTATGGCCTTGACAATATAAAAGAAATGGACAAAATTTATATTGTTGAGGGAGAAATGGATGCTTTAACCTTACACGAGGCGGGTATTTATTCGGTTTGTTCTGTTCCAAATGGTGCGTCTAAAGGAAGCCAAAGACTAGAATATTTGGACAACTGTTGGCAATACTTTAAAGACAAAAAAGAAATAATACTTTGCACAGATAACGACAATCCGGGAATTGAACTCAGAAAAGAACTTGCAAGAAGGTTTGGCGCATATCGTTGCAAATACGTTGATTTTGGCGATTATAACGATGCTAACGAGATTTTAATATCTAAGGGAGCAGAAACATTAAGGAATGTAATAAAAGGCGCTAAAAACTTCCCTTTAGAGGGCGTTTTAAATGTTGATGATATTTGGCAATCGGTTTTAAATTATAATGAGGCGGGAGTTAAAAACTATTCAATAGGTTTGCCTAACTCAGATACATATTTTAAAATGTCTTTAGGAGAATGGTCAGTTGTTACTGGAATACCAAATTCGGGAAAATCCGATGTTATGGATCAAATATTTTGCAACCTAGCAACTTCATACGATATGAGATGCGCAATCTTTGCACCTGAATCATTCCCATACGAAGGCCATATAAAAAGAATTGCGAATAAATTAAACGAAACTAATTGCGATAGTAACCAACTAAATAACACAAAAGATTTTATTGAAGACCATTTTTATTGGGTTAAAATAGATTTAGAAAATCTAACTTTAAAAGCAATATTAAACCATTTTAAAGAGTTAGTATTTCAAAAAGGAATAAATGTTTGTGTGATTGACCCTTGGAATATGCTCGACCATTCAGCACAAAGAGACCATTCTTATATCGGAAAAGTATTATCTGAAATTACACAATTTTGTCAGCAAACAAATACACATTTGTTTTTAGTGGCGCATCCTAGAAAAATAGAAAGCGAAAACGGAAACTATAAAAAACCAACTTTGTATGATATAAGTGGCTCTGCTGACTTTTTTAACAAGGCTTACAACGGATTAATAGTTTATAGATGTATTGGACAACGTACTAAATTTGATTCTGATATTGTGAAAATGTATGTAGAAAAAGTAAAACGAAAAGAAAACGGACAATTAGGAGATTTTGATATTGCTCCTGATTTTAAAAACGGCGGTGTTTATAGGGATGTCGATTTAAATACAAAAAGGTTTGAAGTTGTAACCGATGATAATGTACCATTTTAGTATGCCGAAAAATAAAAAAATAAACATACCGCAAACAGACGAACACAGAAAGGCAATGCAATGGTGCATAAAAAACAATGTTACAGTCGGCGTTTTACCTACAAAAAAAGGTTTAAAAGTTGAAATAAACGAAAATGGAGACAAAAAAATATCGCCAAAAATATACACACAAGAGGAAGCACAAAAAAAAGTAATAGAATTATATTTGTATATTTACAAAAAATACTGGCAAGTATGAACATAAACTTCAACACAACTATTTTTGCTTTATTCGGCATTTGCTTTGGCGCTAATTATTGGAACTCTAAAATGGATGACGATTTTGGTGAAACAGATTTAACCGGAGAAACAGAACATTGTTTGCAATTCTTTATTGCGGTAGTTGGAATTTCTTTTGTTTGGTTTACACAAGATAAATAATTACTCTTTTGAAAAAAAAAGTAAACATTGCATCTGTAAAAGAAAATCCTAAAATTAATTATGTAGAGGATAATTTAGAAAATAGATTTTACTATTCTTTAAAAAAACTTATAAGTATTTTACTTGTAAAAGAAAATCCGGACAATCCAAGATTCATAAAAGATTCTAAATTTAAAAAATTAGTCAAGTCAATTAAGGCGTTTCCTGAGATGTTAGAGAAAAGGCCAATAGTAGTTGATGAGAATATGGTTGTTCTTGGCGGAAATATGCGTTTAAAGGCTTGTAAGTCTGCCGGGTTGTTTGAGGTTTGGATTGATATTGCACAAGGTTGGACAGAAGAACAGAAGCAAGAGTTTATTGTTAAAGATAATGTAGGCTTTGGAGAGTGGGATTGGGATATACTAGCCAATGAATGGGATGTTCAAAAATTAGTTGAATGGGGAGTTGATCTACCAGTTTATGATGTTCCTATTGATGATGACCAAGAAGATAAAGACGGCACAGATAAAGACGTTTGCGAATTGTGCGGTAAATAAATTTGCACAATTAAAAGAAAAATTATAATTTAGCAGAGGATTTAAACTGCCAAGTAAAAAATCCTTTTTCATAAAATTTAAGTTTGTACCTCTCAGAAATGGGAGGTTTTTTTATGTATTTATATTTTTTTAACTTTGCGATATGGCAACAAAAACCGACATATTAAAAAGGAATCTTTTAGAAGCGCTAGAAAAATCGCTCGGAGTAGTTACAACGGCTTGTAAAATAGTTGATTGTAATAGAAGTACATTCTACAAGTATTACAATAATGACCAAGACTTTAAAGCGTCTGTTGATGAACTTCAAAACCTAACTTTAGACTTTGCTGAATCACAACTACACCAACAAATAAAAGACGGAAACACAACTGCAACAATATTCTATTTAAAGACCAAAGGCAAAAAGCGTGGTTATGTAGAACGTAAAGAGGTAGAGATGACCGCAGAGGTTAGTACGAGCAAATTATCAAACGAAGCAAGAAAAAAGATTGACGACATTTTAAATGAAGAATATTAACGAAATAATAAAGCAAAAATGTGAGGATTCGCTTTTGTTTTTTACTCGTTATATTTTCAAAGAAAACACCGGAAATAAATTCGAGGCCGCAGAGTTTCATAGAACATTAGCCAACACATTACACAAAGTACATAACGGCGAAATTAAGCGCCTTATAATTAATATACCTCCACGATACGGAAAAACTGAAATAGCCGTTAAAATGTTTATCGCCTGGACACTTGCTAAAAATCCTATGGCAAAGTTTATTCATTTATCTTATTCTGATTCGTTGGCGCTAGATAATAGTTCAATGACAAAAGAATATATTAATTCAGACGCCTACCAAAGCATTTGGAATCTACAACTTAAAAAGGATTCACAATCACAAAAGAAATGGTACACAACGCAAGGCGGTGGAGTTTATGCAACATCTTCAGGGGGTGCAATTACCGGGTTTGGTGCCGGTACCGGTGGAGCAATTATAATTGATGATCCTTTAAAACCTGATGACGCATTATCAGATGTTAGGCGGTCGTTTATAAACAATCGATACAATACAACTATTCGTTCAAGGGTTAATGACAGAGATGTTCCTATTATCGTAATTATGCAGAGGCTACACGAGGAAGATTTGAGCGGTTATTTATTAGACGGCGGAAGTGGAGAGAAATGGCATCACTTAAAGTTAGCAGCATTGGATGACGATAACAATGCGTTATGGCCCGAGAAACATTCATTTGAAGAACTTGAAGCAATACGTCAAGCGGATAGATACACTTTTAGTGGTCAGTATTTACAAATCCCTTCGCCTCCAGAGGGTGGAGAGTGGAGAAAAGATTGGTTTAATATTATACACAGAGCCGAGTTACCGAGCGATATATCTTTTGAAATGTATATCGATGGCGCTTATACCAAAGACACGAGAAACGATC